GTGGATTCGATGGTAGACCGCAAAGGCAGTCATGAAGAAAACGGCACGAGTGATGTCGCCATTGAGGCCGACCGTGTCACGATTTCCACTGCAGTTGTTGCAACGCTTTTCATAAACGTTGCCACAGGGGCACACCACAGGCATGCCCCAGACGTAGCGCTCGTAGTAGTTAAGAAACCACTGGGTGTTGAACCGAGCATCATTGGCCTGCGCAGCGCGAATGGTGGCTGGCACAATGAAAAGATCCGGGTGGAGTGAGTACTCCAACCCGGTAATGTCAAATGACGCATACGTAAAATCCTCACGCACTAGAGATGCGAAGATCACTGGCAAATCTCCTCGCCCTGCTCCCACTTTCGACATGGTGCTGGGCCAGTTTGACATGGCAAACTCAATTCCACGGCCGACGGCCATGGAAAACGCCAAGTTGCTGGGCAACGGTGCCACAATAACATTGCGTTGTTTGCCAGGATGAGCAAGAATGCCCACAGGCTGAAAACCCTCAAACTCATCAGGGCCAAAATAGTCCTCTGATATGGGTTGCTTGGAGATGGGTAGAACCTCGGTCTTCTGAGTGACCTTGCCTACGGCTTCAACTGGAATGCCGCAAACGATCTTCATAGTGTCTGTTTCGATGTTTTCACCAAAGAGTTGCAAAGCAAGACCCTTAGTGGAGTAGAACGGAACGCCAGCCGAAGCTGCAGCTTTCACGCCCTCCAACGCATCGGAATATGACATCTGCGAAGAGTGTGGTGGGATGATGTTGGCACGTTCAACAGTGACCAACGCAAGTGCAATGTTCTTAACGTTGCACATAAAGAAAGGCGACAAATAAGGTGTGGAATGGATCAACTTGTTCATAATCACATGGAAGGAGCCGTCCCTGTGGGTACGATCAACGCGGTAATACTCAGCGTTGAGATGCTCACAGATATCTGGATCAATGGCCTTCATGATCTCGGCTACAATACAGCCCCGAGATTCCTTCCGCCGCTCAAGCGGCTGCCTTACTCGCCCTAAGCAATTGGATCCCGAGAGAGATGGGCACTCTCCCTCGGGAGCGAGAAAACCAACGCATCGGTTCCAATCGCTGAACGAGCAACCTGCTCAATGTGTGCCCAATGCGCACTATCATCGTCCTTCCCAAAGTCCTCTGGCGTGGGCTTCCACTCATGCATCTGATTCGCATGAGGGATGATGGCAGCCAAGTGCCTGTCTCCACCAAGAGCAAAGTGAACAGCGTAAGGACGACCATTCACATCTAAGTAAGGTCCACCACATGAGCCAGAAGTAGGCCGCGTGTCTCCTTTAAACTTAACCACGACCATTCCTGGCCGCAGCGACATGAGATCGCCTTCAAATTGGTAATCCTTGATCTTGTTGCCTTCCACAACTGGCATTATCGCACGAGTGTGCGTTCCAGGTGAAATGACCTCAGAGCTCAACTTGAGCCCCTTGGCGAGAACTGCGCCGTTTGCAGCAGGCATGGCATATGCCGCATGATTGGTGGGATGGATGAATGAACGGTACA